CGCAAGCTCATGCAGCCGGACACGACCCGTGGCTCGACGATCATCCAGGAAGATCAGAGCTATGTGAATGAGACGGTCGCGCCTGATCTGGAAATGTTCGAGCAGAAGATCGTCCGCACCTTCGACCTGGATGTCGAAGGCCTGGGCGTGGACATGGACGAGTCCCCATTGCTGCGCGCCGACCCGCTCACGCGCTACAACCTCGGCCGTATCGGGAAACTCTCCGGGCTCATCAGCACGAACGAATGGCGCCGCGCCGAACGACTGCCGCCGGATCCGGACGGCGACAAGCTCATGCAGCCGGTCAACCTCGCCGCCCTGGGCAGCGATATGTCCGGCCAGGCGGCCGATGGCGCCGGGCGCCCGCCGGCGGGACAGGAGCCGGCGCCTACCGCACCGGACGCCAACACCGAGGACGCCGCCCCCACCGGGTAGCGGCGAGGAGATCGACGTGTCAATGATTCGCAAAGTGATGCCGGTGCTGGTGCGGGAGGTTGAGGGCCAGCCCAACCGCTCGCGCTTCGTGGCGGCGACCAGCCAGCTGGCGCGCGATGGGCACATCCTGGAGCCGCGCGGCATCCTTACCGACAACTTCGTGCGCTCTGGCACCATCCTGTTCGACCACGACACGGCGACGCCCGTGGGCACGCCAGCAGGCGTCGCCATCAACGACGAGGGCAACCTCGAAATCGAGATCGAATGGGCGCCCGAGGGCATTTCTCCGGAAGCGGACAAGGTGCGCGGCCTGGTGAAGGCCGGCGTGCTGCGCTGTGGCTCGGTCGGCTTCGACCCGCTTGAGACCTCGCCGCTCGACGCCAAGCGCCCCAAGGGCGGGCAGCACATTACCCGTTGCGACCTGCTGGAGTTCTCGATCGTGAGCGTGCCGGCCGACACCGGGGCCGTGGCGACCCAGCGCGCGCTCAAGCGTGGCGAGGAGGACTGGAAATGCGGCACCTCCCGCGACCTGCCGCTCGAGGACAGTGACGAATGGGACGGCGCCGCCGCCGAGGCCTCGATCTTTGAATGGGCCGGCGGGGAGGACTTCGATCCCTCCAAGGCCCGCAAGGCCTTTCTCGCCTACAACGCGGCGAAGCCGAAACTGCGCGGCAGTTACAAGCTCCCGATCGCACACGTTATCGACGGCCGGCTCAAGGTTCCAAAGGGCGCGATCCGCGCGGCCGCCTCACGACTGTCGTCGACCGACCTGCCCGAGGGCGTGAAGGAAAGCGCCCATGGCGTCATCAATCACTATCAGGAGAAAGCCGGCATGGCGAAGGAAAACGGAAGCGAGCGCGGCCTCAAGGGCAAACACACGCGAGCGCTCGAGCGCGCCCCGCGCGCCGGCATGTTCAAGCGCGGCCTGTACGAGTGCTCGCAGCTGGCCTATCTGCTCCACACCCTCGGCTACATGCACGCGAGCTCCGAATACGAGGAGGAGCTCGAAAACGACACCGACAGCAAGCTGCCGGAAATGCTCGGGGAGTCGCTCAAAGGCCTGGGCGAGGCGCTCATCGAAATGACCGAGGAGGAAGTCACCGAGCTGCTGGCGCAGGTCCACGGCGGCGAGGATGGCGAGGAATCAATGACGGACGAGGATCGCGCCTATATTGGCAGCGCCCGCACCGCCCGCGGCCGCGCGTGGCGCCGCGGCATCGTCACCATGCGCGCCGGCAAAGCGCTGTCAGCGGCGAACTCGAAGCTGCTCGAGCGGGGCCTGCGACAGATGGATCGCGCCGACGCGCATCACGAATCCCTCGGCGAGCACCATGCCGCTGCCGCCACGTTCCTGCAGACCGCCGGCGAGGCGCACGACAAGGCGGTCAAGGGCCATGGCGAGCTCGCCGACGCGATCGAGAACGTCAAGAACGAGCCCGCCAAGGCGACCGAGCACGTCGCGCGCGCCCTCAAGCTGCATCGCGCGATCGCCAAAGCGCACGGCGAGGTCAGCGCCGCGCACGATGGCATCGAGGACGCGCACGCCGATGGCACCGACGCGCACAGCGCGCTCGGCCGCTGTCTTGACGGCGCGCAGCGCTGCATGCGCGCGGTCGTGGAGGGCGGAACCACGGCGGCCGAGGAGACTGACGGGGACTCCAAACTGGTGCAGACCTCCAAAAGCATCCAGGAAAGCGACGGCGCCGAGAACGGCCGCCACGGCAGTGACTACGCGCGCCGCCAGGCGGAATTGCGCGCCTTCATGACCGTCGCCTGATCGATCACACCCGCTTGGCTATTTGCTGGGGCGCCCGCCGGGCGCCCTTTTGTTTTGCCCTACTCTGATGCCCTTGGGCAAGGCGGTAACGGAGCTATGACCATGAAACTTGCCGACCTGATGAAGAAGCGCTCGGCCGCCTTCGATACGTTCAAGGTGCTGGCCGACAAAGAATCCCTGACCGAGGCGGAACGCGCGGACTACGAGGCCCGCAAGGCCGAAGTCCACGGCCTGGACGATCAGATCGCCCGCGCGAAGGAACTGCAGGCGGCCACGGCCGCGACTGCGCAGCCGGTCGATGGCCAGGACGATGGCAGCGCCCGGATCTACGCGGTCGACGACGACCCGTACACGAACGAGGCCGCCGCGGTCCGTCGCGGCATCAGCACGAGCAAGGGCTTGCGCGCGATCGCCGCGTTCAAGTTCCTGGCGCGCTCGAACGGCAACACCACGCAGGCCCGCGAGGAAGCGATCGCGCAATTCGGCGAACGCCATCCGATCGTGCGGGCCCTGGAGGCCCGGCGCGATCCCATCACCCGCGCGCTGGTCACCAGCGTCGGCGCTTCGGGCGGCTACATCGTGCCGCCGGACTACATGAACGAGATCATCGAGCTGCTGCGCCCGATGGCGGTAGTGCGTGGATCCGGCCCGCGTGTCATCCCGATGCCGCGCGGCACGATGACCATGCCGTCGCAGACCGCGGCCGCGACTGCCAGCTACGGCACCGAGACCGGGCAAATCGCGTCGAGCCAGCAGACCGTCGGGCAGATCGTCGCCAGCTATAAGAAGCTGACGGCCCTGGTCCCGGTGTCCAACGACCTCATGCGCTATGCGGATCCGGCCGCGGATGCCTTCGTACGCGACGACCTGGTCAAGGTCATCGCACTGCGCGAGGATCTGGCCTTCCTGCTCGGCGATGGCACGTTCGCCACACCGCGCGGCTTCACCAGCTTCGCCAACGCCTTCGCGCTTGCTGCCGCCGGCGGCGTCGCCGGCGTGTGGAGCGCGACGGCCAACTCCACCGCGGCCGTCGGTGGCAACTTCATCACTTCGACGGAAGCCTTCACGCTCGCCACGACGGCGAACGAGCTCGGCGGCCTGGTGAACAAGCTCGACACCGCCAATGTGCCGGACATCAAGCGCGTCTGGTTCATGCACCCGCGCGCCTATAACTACCTTTACAACGTGCAGAACTCGCTCGGCGTGTACGTGTATCGCGAGGAGCTGCTCTCCGGCAAGCTGCTCGGCTACCCGGTCAAGCGCAGCACGCAGATCCCGATCAATATCTGGGACGCCACCGGCACGAACAAGGATTGCTCGTTCGTGATGCTGGCCGAACTGGACCAGACCATGATCCTGGACAGCATGAGCCTCGAGCTGGCCGTCTCTCGCGAGGGCATGTACGTGGATTCCGGCGGCACCACGGTGTCGGCCTTCCAGAACGATCAGACCCTGATCCGCGCCATCGCCGAGCACGACTTCCAGCTGCGGCACAATGCCGCGGTGGCGGTCGACCAGTTCGTGCGCTGGGCGCCGGCGATCAGCTAGGCCGCGCTGGCTTAGGCTCTTTTCCCTACTGTTCCCGGGGTCCGGCCTTCGGACCCCGTTCTCTTTTCTCCAGGAGTCATTGCCATGGGCGATATTGTACAAGTCAAGAATATTGGCAGCTTGGGCGACCTCAAGCGCCTGAGCGATCACGCCACCAGCACGGCCGGTGGCTCCGGCGACGGCACCACCGTCACCGGGCTGACGATCGATCGTATCGGGGCCTTCAGCGGCAACCTGCCGCGCACGGCGCTGGTGGGCGTGCTGTTCGAGGCGACGCTGGGCTCGGGCGCGACGCTGTCGGTCGGCTATGCCGTGCAGAGCTCGCCGGACAACTCGACGTGGACGGACTACCAGACCGGCACCTATGCCGTGGCCGGGACCGGCGCGTCGGGCGGTTCGGTGGTAAAAGGCCAGTTCAACGTCGCTGTCGACCTGAACAACGCCGCGCGTTATGTGCGCTTCAACTACAACCCGAAGTGCTCAGCGGCCAACACCGATACGACGTACTCCGACGCCGCCGGCTTCTTCGGCGGCCAGGATACGCTGCCTTCGACCGTCAATTGATGTCCGGCGCCGATGAGCAGACCGCGCGCCTGGAGCGGGCGCGCTCCCGCGCGGTCTACATCGCCACGCCCGTGGCCCGGCATCCGGTAAGCCAGTACGCGATCGCGATGGCGCGCACGCTGGTGCGCATGACGGAGCTGGGCATACGGGCCTATGTGCAGCAGGTCCGCGGCAATTCCAACCTGCCGCGGGCCCGCAACGAGCTCGTCGCCGGTTTCCTCGCCTCCGACTTTGACGATCTGCTGTTCGTCGATGACGACATGGGCTGGCACAGCAACGACGTGCTGCGCCTGCTCGCCTCCACGCAGGACGTGATCGCCGGCGTCGGCTGTAAGAAGGTGATGCGCCCGGACGATGACCGGCACAAGTGGTGCTTTCGCCCCCTCGAGGGCCCACTGCGGCAGGATGAAATGGGCGCGATCGAGGTCGCCGGCGTCGGGACGGGCTTTGTCAAGATCAGCCGTGCCGTGTTCATGCGCTTCATTGCCGAACATCCGGACTGGCGGCGGCTCGCGCCGGACAAGATGCCGGCGGCAGCGCGGGCGTGGTACTACCAGATCTTTCGCTTCAGCACCGACCGGTATGACGAGGCCGGCGAGGATCTCGGTTTCTGCGAGGAATGGCGGCGGATGGGCG